CTCTATTGGCCATCATACTCTCGCTGTCTGTTAAATCGATAACAGCGGGTACATCTGGCTCAGGTTGACCATCGTCCATAAAGAAACTAAACATATCATTCTCTAACTCTTCATCAGTCTTATCGCGAAGCTTCTGAAGGGTGTTGATATTTGTCAGATCTTTGAAATATTGTTGATCTGACATCCATGCAAATAATACTAAAGACATAACCAAGTCATCGTTGCAACCATCTTCCGCTTCGTATGATGTACCCTTACGGGAGAATCTAGAAAGCTCAAAGATAGTTTGATGATCGTTAATAATAAGCTGGTATTGTTCCACGAGAAGCTTAAGCATAGAACAGCCAATACCTTTAACAGTCTTAGTTGTTCTTACACCGCGCTCTTTAGTTCTACCAGCGAAGCCAGCAGTAATTCTCTTACCGCTGGCACCAGCATTTTCTGTGTATATGATATTCTCATATTCATAATCATAGTGTAATGAATCTACTACTTGTATTCCAGCATCGTTATTTTCAACTAGAATAGCTGCGTAGTTATATGCCTTACCTAGTCTATGTAAAGTACCAGAATAATCCAGCGGTGTGGCGAGATTATTTCTGTATACACACACCTGCTTATAAGGCATTTGAGTGACGTCTATGACTTGGAAAGCAGAATAGTCTAGTCCTTTACCTCTAGAGACGTCAGCAGAGATTGCATATTGATTACCTTTAACAGGTTCTTCGTATATTGTTAGCCCTTCTCTATCCGAGATAGGAACCTTAGATACTAGTGTCTTAAGTACAGCACCAGAGATTAGAGTTCCAGAAGAACCAAGGAACTCGCATTCGAATTCCTGAGCGAACTTCTCGTAGTCCCAATCCATGGCAGCGAGAGTTTCGTTCTTCCACTTCTCATCACGGCCAGGTACTTCAAACCATGGCACACGAACGAACTCAAAGCCATTCCATTCCTTAGACTCTCTAGGCTTGGACGCACCCTCGCAGGTCTTATAGAAGTGGTTGAGGCCGTTTGGTGTAGATGTGAATAGAATCTTGGTTGTATCACCAGACGAAATAGTAGGATAAACGGAAGCGAAGAACTCATCCCAGCCTTCAACGAACGCAGCTTCGTCAATGTACAGTAGCGAGATAGATTTACCACGAATAGCAGAAGATGATGTAGCAGCTGCAAGAACTTTACAACCATTCTCAAGAGTGATGTTACCCTTGTTCCATTCCTCAACACCCTGCTGTAACCAATCGGGGAGAGCTTCATAAGCCGCTTTAATACGGTCTAGAATTTCACGAGCTGCGTCACCTTTGTTAGCGAGGAGTGCTACCGTTTTGTGGTCATTGAAGAGAATATAATGGAGGATAACCGCAGCAGCTGTAGTAGTCTTACCAGCCTGGCGGGAAGTAACCACAGTAACGCGGCGGTTATTAGTGATCTTTTGAATGATTTCTTTTTGATATTCATATAACCTAATCGGAATAAAGCCATGATCGACGTGAACAATCTTAATATATTTTTCAGCGAAGTAGATAGGATCTTGAGCGCATTTTAACCACTCTTGTACCTGCTCTTGCGTCCAGGCAATCTTCTTTCTGGATTTCTTTAGAAGAGGATTACCGTTGTAACCTCTATCAGTTGTTGGTATTACCATTCTTTATATCCTCGAGCATCTGTTGAAGCTCCGCTGTTGAACCAACAAAGAGATTATTTGTAACTCCACCCTCACCAGAAGGCTGACTTGAACCTTTATTGAGGCGCTGCTTTTTCAGTTGCAAATCAGCCAGACCCATACTAATATCAGCCATTGTCTTAATAGATGAGTTTAATATTTCGTATGCTTTAGGATGCTGAGATTGCTGAGCGATGGCTAGCATGTCTTGCACGGCTTGTTGACTTAGTGATAATGCATCATATAAACCAGTACGAGCTGCATCTACATCATCATCAGCTTGTTCGCTGACTACAGCAGGTAGGTTCTCTTTTTCGTCTTCATAGATCGCTGGAACTGAATTCAGCCCTAACGCATCATCTAATTGTTTAGTCATTAGAAATTCTCTGTTATATCAAATATAAATCCATAATCGCTGTTAGCAGCAATTATTAGATTGTTAACCGAATCCTCAGGTGTAACAGTAATAGACGAGATTGTCGCCTGATGACCACTATTAGCGCCTGTAATTCTTGCACCTACAGCTACATTACCAGTAATGTTTCTAGTCGTTACAACACTTGTGTTACTTGAAGCGACATAGAAGAATGTATTGCCATTCACATAGACTTGTTCAGTAGGGGTAAATGCACCGGTAGGATCAATTACTTGGTATGTATGTAATCTAGTATTTTCATAATAAGTTACTGGCTCACCATTAGCAGTCTGGCCTGGCTTAATATTAACGTTAAGAACGTAGCTAGTATTCGTCGAATTAGCGTCTGGAATAGTAATACCTTCACCGGGTGTACGCAGATTGACGTCGATATCTCTAATAATAAGACCGTTTGCTTGATTGGTTGGACCGAAGAAGTAACCCTTCATAGTAAAGTTAAGCGTCCAGATAACAGCTCTTCTATTTACGAAGTCACCTTCGTAGGTATCATCGCAAACAATATTATCGAGTGTAATAGGTATATCGTGTCTTTGATTAAGATCTGTGTTTAGATTAAGGGTGGCTGTCCAAACAGGGTTAAAATATGGTAGAATCTGTTCGACGATATACGTACCGTCTTCAATATTCTTAACCATAATTGATAATGCAAAGTCAATATTGTATGGTACAGGTTGATACTGCCAGCGAGTCTGGCCGATATCACCGGGTACAGGCGCTGTAGTCTTATTAACCGCGTTTAGCTTTCTCGACGGGTCATAATAGAGACCTGTCATTTCGAAAGTCATTCTAGGAAGCTGAATAGCGATAGGGCGATTCAGATCTGGGTTACCTTCAAGCCTTGCTAAAAACTTCTCACGTGGCCCATAGTTAAGAGGTACCTTAGACGTCTGAATAAGATTACCTGCGTTATCGAAACGCTTAAGCCAGATGTTATTAAATAATGTACCAAAGTAGATAACGTATTTACGTAATGTACCGTGACCAAATGTAGTTCCAAACATTATACTGAGCCCTCACTAAATGGATCAACAGTTGTCCAGTCTAGAATACTAGCACCCGCTTCTTGAAATTCTTGATTTTGCGCAAATACATCTAGCATTGCAGCTTCATAAGCTGTATTAGCATAAACGTTTGAAACTGTGTACTTGTCTTCGATTGAATCGATTTCATCGATACCCGTATCAAAGCGCTCATTAGAGTATTCCCAGACTTCGCATACAACATCCCAGGTCTGTAGATCACCCATCTGATAATAGATGGCTGTGCTGCTGACATACTTGATGACGAAGATACGCTTCATCATTGTAGAATAGACTAGATCACCTTCACGCGGTCTCTGAATGTCTGGGCGTTGCGTTGCAATCTCGTTACCAAACATTCTACGTGATACTGTAAACGTGACCTGATCACGTACTTCTAGATTAAACTTAGATAGGAATGTACCGTCGCCCTCATACGAATCGTAGGACTTAATGTACATGTCGAACTCAAACGCTGATCTATAATATGAAAGCGAATCTTCCGACCAAATTTCATCCTTCTTAACTATCTCGCGTGGGAGATAATAAACAGTATGCCCATAGATCGAAAGACTCTCTGTAACTAAGTCTTCGATAAGCGACTGCTCAGCATAGCTGTTAAAGTTATTAAAGAATAAATTTGGCATATTAGCCTACCATATCTGAAACCGGAAGTGAATATGAAGAAATCATTTCCTGTTCGAACTTCGTTATCTCTTCTTGAGCGTCGTTGAGAATCTTTTCACCATTGAACTGAACGCCGCCAGGTAGATTCATACCTACAAACTTAGTTAGGTTTGAGCCCCACTGATACTTAATCTTAGCTGTTGTATAGTTTTGCAGCCAGCGATCAGACCAAACCTGATCCCAAATTTCCGGATCGAGTACTTCATATGCTTCAATCAGAATATACTCGCCAACATTAATCATACCCCAGTCCATATCTACATAGACGCGGTTCTTATGTCTTGAATATCTGATTGGTTGCTGGCCAACGAGCATCTCTGTTATCAACGCCAAATGCTCCATGACCATATAGTATGGGACCATAGAGACGGATGTAAGCGTATAGAGATCGTTGAGCGCTATCTGGTAGCGAATATTGAATAGGTCGTCTGAACGAACCATTGGATCAGCAATAGGGAAGATTCTAACCGCGCCAATAATATTCTCTGGAAGAATAATATATCTGTCAGTCTTATTCTGCTCTGTTACCTGATGCTTATAGTAGATTTTATCAGAACCATCAAAGTGATAGTCCCAGTAATAGCGTAGAGCTTCGTCAATACGATCTTCTACTTGATCGTCATCGACGTTAATCTCAATAACCGGCTTACCTAGCTTACGTAGGCAATACTCTTTGAATTCTTCTCTACTTGTTGGAACGGCCATAGCAACATCCTAATTGTTTTATTTTATTTATCAAGAAGCTCTTTTGGCCAAAAATTGATAAGCATAGATTTACGAGAGCCTTTAGTTACTTTATTAACCCAATGGTAATGCTCGCTACCCTTAAAATAGAGTATCTTACCTTGGACGGGTCTAATAATCTCATGGGGATACTTGATGATATCACCATGCTTCATCGCTATGGGCTTCTCATCTTCCCACCAGGTACGATGGGAAATACATAACTCACCGCCCTCCATGTCATCACTAATCTCGAGATACACAGCCAACGTTACGGGCGAAACAATAAGGCGACTATCGATCTTATGAGGCCAGTCATCACCTTCTAGCTTCATCTTTTCTCTATAGACAAAATTATAATCGCAATGAGCACTCAGCCCACTACTATCCCCCTGAAACCAGTATTCGATTAGTGTATTCTGGTATTCGATACCCTCACGTTCCAGTATGTCGATGACGCATTGATCAAAGATATTCTTAGGCTCACCTTCGATGAACGTATCTTGTAGCTGAAAGTTATGTAGTGCTTTAAAATACGGGTGAGTTACTAACTGTAATCGTATGCTATCACTAACTTCAGCCTCTTTGATAACGAGTGAGGTCCCAGGGAACATTATCAAACCTATCTTTTAAAAATTCTATTGCTTGTAGATTCTTTTTTGTAATACAGAACATATTAATGAAGTCTATAGGTATCTCACTTGGATAACTACCAGCATTTATCTTTTGTGGAAAATGACCCGGTGCGTGAGGTATTTCTAATGCATCACATATTGTATCAACGGACTCTTGCTTAAAAAAGTCTTCATAAAAGAAATAGAGGGGTTTTGCAAAAACAGAGTCAAGTGCCTTAACAGTCTCTTCGTACTTACATTGTAGAACGTTATGAATTACAAAAGCAGCCGGTCCTGGTATATTGAGGTTATCGATACCTGTATGTTGAGCGCCATAATGTATAGCAGCCTCATGGAGCATATGCCACGCTGACCAAGCCCTATTAATTGGATCGCGCATGATATAAACAGGGACGACTTCTATATCGTATTTAAGTAAACCGTCTTTAATAATACGATATACGTTTTCAGTAGAGCCTTCGTAGTGTGTAAAGTCTCCTGTTACTTTATTAAGTAGTGAAACGTCTTTAAAGAAATTTGAGATATTACTTTTATAGTCATAATAATGGCAATGAGTAGGGACAAGATCGTTTCGTTGAATAATATTCAGCTCTTTACCTACATCATGAAAATGAGGGTGATTATAGAAGTAATTATGAAGCCATGTTGTACCGGCTTTTTCCGCTCCTACATTAAGTAGAAATTTCATTAGATAAACCTTGTTCGTAATTCTACCGGTTGACGATTTGGATCATAAACCTTACTGCTATCAAACGGAATTTCATCTAATTCAAATCTACCCGATTGTAGTCTCGCTTTAATAGTCTTGTAAAGTAGTGAACCAACCCATGTAAATTCTCTATAGCCAATAGCACCAATTTGTTGGGTAAACTGACGACGAGCTGTATCAGCTTCAGGGGTATATCGCCAATTGCGGCTGCCGTCCGGCCCTAGGTCCGCAGTTAAATTCCAGCGCAACGCTACGTAACCATCTATACCTAGATATCCAGCTGCAAACTCCGCAACAACATCATCTACTTTTGTAACAATCATAATAAATGTATCTGTTGCTTCTTTTAAAGGCCATGTGCCATTAACAGCAGATTGAAGTTGATTGTAGTAATATTGTTCCTTTTGCTCGTATGTAGAGATTGTTGCCGGCCAGAGAAAGTTTTTATCTATACGTGTGTATGACGCTAGAAAAAGCGCTGCAAAATCAATACTATCTAGTGAATTAATTAGTTGTATCTGAACGTTCATCTAACTACTCTTTTCTTAGCGATAAAATCTGCGACTGTATTTAACCACCCCTCTCCACTAGTATCGTATGGATGATCATGATGCCATTTGTGCATGTGTTCCCCACCGCTTACTATACCGTACCAGAAGCCCATATTCTTAGCTCCGTTTTCATCGTGGTTAAATGTAGAATACGCCGCCGACCAAATAGACATCGAGAACGGAATGAAGTAGATAAAGAAGTATGCCTGAGGTGAGATGAGCAGCAACAGGAACGGCAGTGAAATCATCAGCCAAAAACGCTCATAGAATAGATTAGTAATCTTGTTGCGGCGCAATCTTACGACAGTGCGTATATCGCCGTGATGCGGTTCTGAATCATTCCATAGTAATGGGAATAGAGTCTTCCACCCCAGCAATGTATGCGGGTGAGGATCTTTTTCGGTGTCGACGAACTTGTGATGATTGTTGTGCGTAGCGCAGAACTCAACCGGAGATGTAAACGAACCGTAGAACCCTAGAGCTGTACCGATAAACTCCATAACTGGATGCATCGTGTGTGTACGGTGACTATGGATGCGATGGTACGTAATGACCCCACCTACAGTACGCATAAGAAAAAACATGACCAGCGTGACTGCTAGCCATGGTAAAGTTGCATACGTAAATAGAGCCCATAAACTGATAATAGGGCAGAGGAGTTGGACTACGATTAGTGCATAACGTCTATCAAATGTGTGTCCCATAGTATGTGGTAATCTCTCTTAGGATTAAATCTTTACCAATGTATTTATCCAGTAGAGGGGTAGCGGTTCCTTCAGTAGCGTAGTAGTCCTCATACCAGATAATGTCTTTTGGATATTTATTTAGATAGGTCATTATACCAAGATGATCATTATGCATGATCTTGAGTTGTTGAAGTATTGCTGCAGGCTTTATACCTGGATACATC